ATATTTAATAAGTATCATAGTGAAACAGATATGATGCGTTACATCTATGAGTTAGGTGCAAAAGATTTCTCATTAGTAAATGGTATGATACCTCTAGGTAGTTGCACTATGAAATTAAATGCAGCGTCAGAACTTATGCCTGTTACTTGGGATGAGATGAACTTACATCCTATGGTTCCAATGGATCAGTCTAAAGGTTACACAAAAATTATAGATGACTTAAAGAAATGGTTATGTGACATCACAGGATTCGATACAGTATCATTACAACCTAATGCAGGATCACAGGGTGAGTATGCAGGTCTATTAGCAATCTTAGACTACCATAAACACAATGAAAATCCTAAGAGAAACGTATGTTTGATACCCAAGAGTGCACACGGAACTAACCCTGCATCAGCAGTGATGGCAGGAATGAAAGTTGTTACTGTTGATTGTGATGATAAAGGTAACGTGGACATTCACGATCTAAGAATTAAAGCGTGCCTAGAAGCAGATGAACTTGCTTGTTGTATGATTACATACCCATCAACACACGGTGTATTTGAATCTACTGTCAAAGAAATATGTTCTATCGTTCACGAGTTTGGTGGTCAGGTATATCTTGATGGTGCTAATCTAAATGCACAGGTTGGTCTTGCTAAACCTTGTGAGTATGGTGCTGATGTATGTCATATGAATTTACATAAAACATTTTGTATTCCTCACGGTGGTGGTGGACCAGGTGTCGGACCTATTGGTGTAGCAAAACATCTATCACCTTTTATAAATCAACGTGTGTCTGCTGTACCACAAGGTAGTGCATCTATACTTCCTATTAGTTGGATGTACATTCGTATGATGGGTGCTGATGGACTTAGAAAAGCAAGTGCTGTATCATTACTATCAGCAAACTGGATTGCTCAAGAAATAGATGAGTTCTTTCCAGTATTATATAAAGCAAGTAATGGTAGAGTTGCACACGAATGTATCATAGACTGTCGTAATCTACCAGTGACTGCTGAAGATGTAGCAAAGAGACTAATGGACTATGGTTTTCACGCACCAACTCTGTCGTGGCCTGTTGCAGGAACTATGATGATAGAACCTACAGAGTCAGAATCATTAGATGAGTTGAAAAGATTTGTTAGTTCTTTAAAGAGTATCAGAGAAGAGATAGATACTATACCAGAGATACTTAAGAACGCTCCACACACATCTAAGGTATGCACTAAGACTGAATGGAAGTATCCATACTCAAGAGAACAAGCAGCATACCCAATGAATCAGACTAATAAATTCTGGGCATCGGTTTCACGTATAGATAATGTATATGGGGACAGAAATTTAGTGTGTGCTTGCTCCTAAATAATAAAATGAAAACAAAAACTAAAGACATTTTAAAGATACTATTCCCTATCATAGTCATAGGTCAACTTGCTTACCTCATTAATTTGCAGTCGAAAGATAAAGGATTTCAATGTGTAGCAGTCAAGACTAGAATGGTTTGTAGAGAAGTTAAAAACTTTAAGTAATGGGTCAAGATAACGGTTGGTTTAATCAGAATTGTGATCCCTCAGAAGATTCTTCTGCGGGACAAACTGAGGTGCCTTCTGGTGGCGGTGGTTCAAATATAAAAGGTGATGGTACTCCTGCTGATGCAACAGTAAATCAGGTCATAGAAAATTTAATAGGTCAGTGTTATCCTTCACAACAGACACAGACAATACCTAACTTTCAAGAACCAGATACAAGTGGTGCAGACTTAGGACCTATTGAATATGATATTGGATATATTGTAGATCATTTAGCAGGTCTTGGTCTTGAAGATATAGGTGTACCAAGTAAAATAAAAATAGAACTTGAAGATCCTAGAGATCCCAACTCAGGTGCTGAGTGTCAAAACGATCCTTATGATACATCATCAGAGGTAGATTGTGATGACAATGTAGATCCTATACCTGATTGTATGTTCGATCATATCAAATGTATGTTAAGACCATACGCAGGTGGTGATTGGAAACCTCCTATGCCAGACTGTGAAAACTTTTTCACTCAAGATTTTAATAGAACATCTAATAAAGTATGTGTAAAGAACTGTGTTCCAGAACGTAGAGCAATATATGAACACGTATCTCCTACCAATCATCATTATAGTTTATCATCTACTCCTCCTGACAATAGTTACACATCATCAAGCATAATATTTTACGGGCATAATAAACAAGAACCTAGATCAGCAGAGTTATATGTTTCATATAGTGCTACTCAAACAGATACTATGTTGACTATGGACCCAGTAGCAGAGAAGTCATCTATGGATGCTTACAATATGGGATCTAGGAGTGATGTTATTTCTTACATTTTCCGTGAGAAAATTGATGGGATTAGTTCCCTAGGTGATGGAGAACAAATATCAACTTTACATAGGTACTGGAATCCTACAACAGGTGATCATAGATATTCTTTAACACCTATTGGTGGAGAGTTAATAGAACCTGTTTTAACAGGAGGATTTTATAATATTGGAGGTGTTGTTGATGCTGATATATTAATTGAGTTTAATTGTCAACGTGGTGGTGCAGCATATAAAAATACTTTTGGATATTATATTACTGATACAAATGGCGACCCTGCATATGGTCAAGTCGTTCTTCCTAATGCTACAGACGCTACTGGATACCTATCACACACAATTTCAAAGACAATCATAAATCAATATGCTCCTTGTAAAATAGGATTTGTTATGGTCCCTAACGGTTTTACTGCTAATGGTAGTTCTGTGGCACAGAATGATCTATTGACATTCACTGATACTGGTAATGGTTGGAGAACTAATCTAAATTCAGCAGAACAAAACTATAGTTTCTTTAGTGAGAGGAGACTGAACTGGAATAATAAAAACTTTACAAGATGGACATCACGTTGGTGGCAATGGTGGGAAGATTTATTGAATGGTGATGATGACTATGACGATGTAAAAATATCATATCGTATGAGTTACAATGGATCTCCTTGGTTCTATGAAGGTATTACAGGTTATGTATTTAGAGACTTAGTAGAACCTGAGTACAGAGAGTTACCTCCTATCAAATCTTGTGAAGATTATCTATTTGATCCTACAGGATTTAAGAATATGGAGATGTCACGTACTGGTTGTGGTCAAGTTGCAGAGGGTGATTCAGCAGTGTCAGGTTGTAGTAATTGTGTAGGTGATTATCTTCTTAAACATAACACTGCACAAACACTGACTGCTGTACAAGATGGGACTGTAAGTTTAAGATCACACGGTGGTATGACAGGTGGTATCGGTGAGTGTACAGTATTTAAGTATGAGTTGTATAAGAACAATGTAAAAATATTTGAGGATGAAGCACACGTAGATGAGTGGGAAAAAATAGGTACACCATTCCATACTTTTAGTATGGTTGCAGGTGATGATATTACATTCAGAGTTGTTAGTATTGAGGCAGGTCATTACAACGCATCAGTAACACCACACTTTGCTTTACATAATGAGAGTACAAAAGAGATCATTAATATATTTGGAGTAGAACTTATAACAACATCACATAATGTTCCAGATACTAATCTGAATTGTGGTATGCCTGGATCATTCTCATTATATGATCTTAACAATTCAAGTAACACAGTGTCTGCGTGGTCAAGTGGTGGTGGATTTACTAACAACTGGTTGACAGTTACTCCACGTCCTACACACGTGAATCAAGTAAGAACTGATGACAATAGCACAGGATATATTGTTAGGTCTATTGGTGATGGTGGTATGTCACTTAACATTAGATACGAAGCAGTTACAGATGGAATGAGATACCGTGTAGAAAGTATGATTGATATGGGTAGTGGTGGATATAGAATAGGTCAACTAGAAAAATTCTATGTAGGTAAAGACAAAGATATTGGTACTATATTCAGACAAGGTATTGTAGTAAACAGTCTTGATACTGCCTCTTGTATATCAGGTGGTGCTATAAATCAGTTATCATTTGGAACACTGAATGAAGACATTGATGTGGGTGCATATGGTTTCCCATCACCTGTCATTATGATTGCATCAGGTTCGCCAACAGCAAATTACTTTGACAGTCAAGTCAGTGATCTTGTAGAAAAATTATTCACTGTGAGTGTAGAGGATACATCATCAGCAACACAAATGATGTATAGAGAACCTGCTACCTTGATACAGTATTGGCAGAGAAAGAATGCAGCAGGAGAACCAGTATATTTCTATCACGATTTTGAATTGGGTGGTACTAATGGAATCAAGTTAAGAATGAGAGCAGAGTTAATTTATAAAGCAACTGATACACAGACAGCACCTGAGACTAAGAAAGGATACCAGTTTAGATGGACTGTAGATTCTATTATAAATGCAGGTCAAGGGTACACTGATGGTATGGAATTTACTTGGGAGTTCCCTGTAAGAGATGAGAAACTTATAAACAATGAAGGTGCAGAGACCACAACACCATACTATCCACAAGAAAAGAACCTACCTCAAAGAATAAGGTTACGTAACGCAGAGACCTCTATCAATACTAGGACTGCTAAGTGGGGTTTATACCAGTCATCACACGACAGAAACTCAACTGTATGGTATAGTAATAGTAGCAGGTCTAGAAACAATCACTTCAGATCTTTCAGACTAATCATTGACGACGCAGTTTAATGTTAAACAAAGATGCCTTCTGGGATAGAAGATTAAAACAATCCCACAATGAACTACAACGTATCGTAAAAATAGGTACGAAATATAAAGATGATCCTGAGACTCTTCGTAAAAAAATGAAGAAGGAAAAGAAATATCAAAAGAGTATGCTTGGAGAACTTGCAAAATTAGACGATTCCATATATAATGTTAAGAAAGCAACACAGGAATCAGATGTCAGAAGAACAGGAGAGGAAACAACGGGGACTGACTCTACTGATAGAGAGTCTACACAAACCTGATACTAAACTAAGATCCTGTGCGTACAATCAAGATTGTTTTAATGAACTGATGTTCTACAGACAAGAGATAATTGATCACTGCCACGAGAAATTGAGGGAGTTGTCTGGTGAATAGTTACAACTATAGAAATGAATCTGATAGGATGGTAATACTAAAATGTATGGCAGAAAACTTTTGGATAGAGAAAGTAATAATGCCATTCGAGACATACATATTTGATGCACCTAGCGGTGCCGAGGTAGAGATCTTTGGTTTAGATCAATCCCTTTGGAGACACTACAGAGTCGAAGAACTACAAGATGCAACTTTTTCCCATTGAAATATTTCCATCAGAACATAGTGACCCCACTATAGTAGATGAGATAGACAACACAATCAAATACTTAGAGGAGACAGGTGACTGGTCTGACAGTTCATATCTGTCTCCTTATGCTTTGCAAGAAACCTTACACGGTACACATTCAAAGCAACATTTATTACAGATGTTTAAGAAACATCCAATGCCAAACCTTGAAAGTTTTTTAGGTAAAGCAATAGAGAAATATGTTAGTTCACAAAAATTACCTGTTCCAGATAGTGCATCAGCATACATAGAACCATTGAAGGGATCGTGGACGATCTCACAATCTTGGATTAATGTAGTAGGTAAAGGTAAGTCACAACAAAGACATACACACGCAGGTCATCAAATATCTGGTGTGTATTATCATAAGACTATACCTGAGATGGGAGGAATACTATTTTACAATCCGAATATGTATGCTAAGATGTGTATGTTCGGAACTGAGGAAGGTATTTACTTCAATCCAACTCCAGAATCTGTTATACTATTTCCATCGTGGTTAGAACACGCTACGGAAAAGAACAACACAGATCTTCCTCGTTATTCAATCGCATTCAACGTACATCTCAACTAATGAAACCATCCAGTACAACGATCTATACCAGACCAGGTTGCCCTTACTGTTCAAAGATAAAAGAATTTTATAATTTAAAAGGATGGAGTTATCGTGAGTATAAACTTGACGATAACTTTACACGCGAACAATTCTATAAAGAATTTGGTACAGGTTCTACATTCCCACAGTTAGTTGTCGATGGACAAAAAACAGGTGGTTGTAATGAATCAATTTCACACTTCAAATCAAGAGGTATTATTTGACTACAATGATTAACCAACAGAACAAAGTTGATGAACTTTGTGCCCTAGTTGAGAGAGCAATAGATGCTGCAATGGAAGACGGTAGATTCCTGATGAAGGTTTACCCTATACTTGAAGCACAGAAATTCACTCGAAGAGAAGCAACAGAATTCATTGAGAGTACTACAGCAGCAAGTGTCTCAGAGATTTGTCTTGAACTAGAAGGATACATTAAGGGTGGTGATCCATACCTAAGAGAGTCCTTCGGACACATACCTAAACCAAAAGCAAGAAAGATACACAAGTACCTCTATGCACTCATAGAAGATGCTTGGAAGTATGAGCAGACACGAAAACCTGGACGCAAAAAAAAGACTAAATAATTTTAACTACACGGAGTATCCTATGGCAGAGCAAGCGGTTATATTTGCATCATTAATCATAGGAGCGTTCCTAATGGGTGCTACTATTTCGTGGTATGTAAAAGACTATGTTGATACATACATTGAGAATGCAGCGTATGCAAAAGCAGTTATACATCCAGAGATGTTTACTACTGATGGCAAGGTAGACCCCGAAGAACTACTATACTTGCGTTTGAATGAAGAAAATGATATAATAGATGACGAAGATGATGACTAAAAATGATTCTTGTAGATGCGAATCAGGTAATGATTGCAAACCTTATGGTTTCGCTTTCACAAACTGAGAAGTTACAAGAAGGTTTAGTCCGACATATGGTTCTTAATTCTCTGCTCAACTATCGATCAGAGTTTAAGAAGAAGTACGGAGAACTTGTTCTCTGTTATGACAATAGACATTACTGGAGACGTGATGAGTATCCTCACTATAAAGGAACTCGGAAACGTGACAGAGAAAAGTCTAAACATAACTGGGATAATATCTTTGAACTACTTAATAAACTTAAGGCAGAGTTCTTAGATCGTTTACCATACAAAGTCATAGAAGTCGATGGTGCTGAAGCAGATGACATCATTGCTGTTCTCTGTAAGCAACAAGGTCTTGCTAACATAAGGTTACAAAACAATTTGCAACCACCAGTTAAGACTTTAATCCTCTCTGGAGATAAGGATTTTATCCAACTCAAAAGATATGGATACGTTGATCAGTACAATCCTTGCCTAAAGAAATGGGTAGAGGGACTAGATCCTAAATTGTACATTGCAGAACACATCCTTAAGGGTGATCGTTCTGATGGAATACCAAACTTTCTATCTGATGATAGTTGTTTGATGGAAGGACGTAGACAAAAATCACTTGCTAAGGTTAAAATAGCAAGGTGGTCTACACTAAGTCCAGAAGACTTCTGTACTACACCAGAACTTATGGATCAGTATCGTCGTAATCAAAAACTTATAGACTTTGAGTTCATCCCAAAAGACATAAGTGAAAAGATTATAGATACATATGAATCCTTAGTTCCTGCTAACAGGAGCGACCTCTCTTCTTATTTTGAAGAGAATGAATTGAATGACCTAGTGTCAGCAGTAAACTATTTTTAAGTTATGAAACTTACTATCGCAGAAATTTTGCAAAAGGCACACAATGCCAAAACAAAATCAGAGAAGGTGAAAGTCCTTCAAGAGAACAATAGTCAAGCACTTCGTTCTCTATTCATCTGGAACTATGATGACAGTGTTGTCTCAGCAATACCAGATGGTGATGTACCTTACAGACCTAACCCTGCACCTATGGGTACAGAACATACACTCCTTGAAAAAGAAGCACGTAAGTTCTATTACTTTATTAAAGGTGGAGCAGACAACCTTCCTTCTATGAAGAAAGAGAATATGTTTATCCAAATGTTAGAAGGGTTACACGAAGATGAAGCAAAGGTTCTTTGTCTAGTAAAGGATAAACAACTTGGCAAACGCTATAGAATTACTAAAGCAGTTGTCGAAACAGCATTCCCCACTATAGTATGGGGTAATCGGAGTTGAACTTGAACGTCCTAAAACAAAAGTGCAGTGTCGCAGACGCTGAAGACAAAACATTACCGTACACAGCATATCTTGTCCATTACATTGAGAATGGTGAGGAATGTTATGATATTGCCATACCAATGTCACAAGTGGAGATGTTTAACCATTATTATGATAAGTATAAGAAGGACTTTAAATGGTTCAAACAGTCACAAGGAATTGTAAACCCTAAATTATGGAAAAATCCACAGGAGGCAGACAAAGACAAGAAAACCAAAAGAAAAAGAAGAGGATGACAATCTATACTGTAGATAAAATACAGGAACCTAAGACTCCAGAGGAACCTCCAAAGGAAGAAAAGTTTAAACCTACATCAGAGGATGTTGGACAATTTATCGGAACAGTATTTTTAACTCCTCTCGTTCTAATGTTTGCTTGGAACTTTGTTATGCCTACTCTATTTGGTTTGATAACAATCAATTACTTTCAATCATTTGGTCTGCTTATAATCGCTAGATGTTTTCGTCAATGAATAGTACAATGAAACCTTTGTCTCACGCATCAGTTTGTTTTATTAGTAAAACTCCTGACGCTGAGAAAACTATAGGATACATAGCAAGAGTATCTAATCCTAATAATCAAGACAATCCTAAAGTTGAAAAACTATTAGAGTATTGTATTAAACACGGTCACTGGTCGGTGTTTGAACAAGCAACAATGACTCTTGAAATTAACACAACAAGAGCAATCGCTGCACAGATACTTCGTCATCGTTCATTTACATATCAAGAATTTTCTCAGAGATATGCAGATACAAATCTGTTATCAGATAAAATTCCTGTACCAACTCTACGTCGTCAAGATGATAAGAACCGTCAAAATTCTATTGACGATCTTGATCCAGAAGACATAGAAAAAATGAACCATATCATTGAAGAGTTATTTAAAGACTCTCAAGATGTATATGCTATGTTACTAAAGAAAGGTGTAGCAAAAGAATGTGCTAGGTTTGTATTGCCATTGGCAACACCGACTCGTATCTATATGACTGGTTCCCTTCGCAGTTGGATTCATTACATTGAACTTCGTACTGGACACGGAACACAAAAAGAACATATGGATCTTGCTATGTTATGTAAGGATCATTTCATATGTAATTTTCCTACCATTTCTAAAGCATTAGGATGGTGTGAAGATGACTGTGAATGTTCAGACGAACAGTACTGGCGAGACTTACAACCCTGTCTCAAAATAAATCCCTAATGTACACACTCTATACTTTTTTGTTAGTTGTAATGCTCATCGCTTTGACAGATGGGTTTGAATCTCTCTATAAAATAGTAGACTATGTGAAATTAGAATTAAAGTATGCTATAATAAAAGTAAGACTTAACTTAATTAATGTTCAAGTCAGATACATAAGACACAAAACTAAAAAACTACGTAAACATTAATGCCCTCATACGACTTCAAAAACAAAGAAACTGGTGAGATTATCGAGTTAAAAATGTCTATGGCAGAACTCGATAAATATAAAGACGAGCACCCAGAAATGGAAAGGTATTTTGGAAATCAAACACCTGCAACGATGTATGGTAAACCAAAACAATCCGATGGATTTAAAGAAGTAATGTCTAAAATCCAAGCGGACCATCCTGCTGCGAACTTGTCGAACTACACTTAATTATGCCTGTTAAAAAGCGAAAGACAACCTCTCAAAACAACAGCAGAAGTGCTAAATTTATGAGACGAAAGAAACCTATTAATATGGATCACCTCAAGGTGATCGAACCCATTGGGGACAACCAAGAGATAGTCTTCAAGTCTTATGCTGAAAACAAGAACCTAGTTCTACACGGTTGTGCGGGTACTGGTAAAACTTTTATTAGTTTGTACTTGGCACTCAAAGAAGTATTAGATCAGTCCACACCATATGATAAAGTTTATATGGTAAGGTCTCTCGTCCCTACAAGAGAGATTGGTTTCCTTCCTGGAGATCACGAGGACAAATCAAATCTATACCAAATACCATACAAAAATATGGTAAAGTATATGTTTCAGATGCCTGATGATGCTGCATTTGAAATGTTATATGACAATTTAAGATCACAAGAAACTATTTCTTTCTGGTCTACATCATTCATCCGTGGAACTACATTAGATAACTGCGTAATAATAGTGGATGAATTTAGTAACTTGAATTTTCACGAACTTGATAGTATAATAACTCGTGTAGGTCAGAACGCTAAGATTATTTTCTCAGGTGACTACACACAATCTGATTTAGTTAAAAGCAATGAAAGGAATGGAGTCCTAGACTTTATGAAGATCTTGCAAACAATGCCATCATTTGACACAGTTGAATTTGGCATAGAAGATATTGTCAGGTCTGGTCTCGTAAGAGAATACTTAATTTCAAAGGTGAACCTTGGTCTCTAAAACATTATTTAAAACTGTAGGTCCACCTAAACCTGTCAATGAAATAAACTCTGTGACAAAGAAGTCTGGTTTAAGACTCTATGAAGTTGCAGAGAACAAATGGTATCCTTCTATCACGACTATCACAAGTCATCGTAAGAAGGATTCTATTATTAAGTGGAGAAAAAGAGTAGGAGAAAAACAAGCAACAAAGATTTCAACTGCTGCTTGTTCACGTGGCAATAAGTTTCATAGTATGGTAGAATGTTACTTGAAGAACGAACCAGTTGCATTCGATGAAACTAATCCTCTTGCTACTTATCTTTTTCAGTCCTCCCGTGAGGAACTTAATAGGATCAATAACATACACCTCTTGGAGAGTTGTCTCTTCAGTGATTATCTTCGCATTTCTGGTCGCGTTGACTGCATAGCAGAGTTTGACGGTGAACTATCTGTCATTGACTTTAAAACGTCAACGAAACCTAAGAAAGAAATGTGGATTGAGAATTATTTTGTTCAAGAAACTGCTTATGCAGTTATGTATTACGAAAGATGTGGTGTTCCTATCAACAAGATCGTTACTATTGTTGCAGTAGAAGATGGTACTATTCAAGTCTTTGAAAAGAATCCTGATCACTACTATGACCTTCTTAGATCTTATATCGATGACTTTATGTCTACAATCAAATGAAAGAATTCAAAGACAAATTTATGACACAAGCGAAGTTCTCAGGAATGGTAGAGGATGTTGTTAAAAATAGCAACGGTCTAACCAATTATATTGATGCAGTCGTAGTTGTCTGTGATGAATATGAAATTGAAATTGAAACTGTAAACAAACTAATCTCTCGTCCTCTTAAGGATAAGATTAAATATAATGCACAGCAATTAAATTACGTAAAGAAAACTAGCAGAGGAGTACTACCACTATGACCGACCCATTTTATGAATCAGATGTAATCAAAGAAGAGTTAGCAAATATGCAACAACTCTATAAAGATTTGTATGATTTGTCTGTAACTTATCCTCAAATGAAACCTGATGATAAGAAGACACACATAGAAAAAACATTAGAACTCATTGCCAAACAAAAAGTATTCTATGCTAGACTAGCATTGATGGCATTAGAAGATCAAGAAGCAGGAGAGGTTAAGATTCGTATAGATCAAATGACTCAAATCTATAGTGGTGGCAAGCAAATACAAGAAGTCTTAGAAGATATGGAGAAACGCTTACACGGTTGGAGAAGAGAACTTGACGCGAATAAATAATTGTGTTACCCTTATGGGGTAGTAAAAACATACAACACACAAACAACAGACTAATTATGTCATTCGCAAGTTTAAAAAAATCATCTGGCAAGTTTGCTGATCTAACAAAAGAGATCAACAAATTAAATAGTAACGGTAAAAAATCTGACGACCGTTTCTGGAAACCAGGTGTTGATAAGTCAGGTAATGGTTTTGCTATCATTCGTTTTGTTCCTCCACAAGGAGAGAGTGAACTGCCTTGGGCACAAGTTTGGAGTCACGCATTCCAAGGTCCTGGTGGTTGGTTCATTGAGAATTCTTTGACTACTTTAGGAAAGAAATGCCCTATTAGTGCACACAATTCTATGCTCTGGAATAGTGGAAAAGAATCAGACAAAGAGATAGCACGTAAGCAAAAGAGAAAACTTTCTTACTACACAAACATCTACGTTATCAAAGACCCTCTAAACCCAGAGAATGAAGGTCAAGTATTCTTATACAAATTTGGTAAGCGTATCTTTGATAAACTTACAGCACGTATGCAACCAGATCAAAACGATTATGATCCGCAACCCGCAATCAATCCTTTTGACCTTTGGAAAGGTGCTGACTTTAAATTAAAGATCAAACAGGTAGCAGGTTACTGGAACTATGATGATTCATCTTTCAATGGACCATCAACTCTAGGTAACTTTGACGATTCTAAGTTAGAGGAGATTTATAACAGTAGTTACTCTCTTAAGGAGTTTACTGATGAATCTAATTTCAAATCTTATGAAGAGTTGGAAGCACGTCTTAAGGCGGTTCTCGGACAACCAGTACAACCAACTTCATTCAACGAACCAATCATCGAAACCCCAGTTCCAAACACGAACTGGAAAGAAGAGGTTGAGTCATTCTCAGCAGCAAAAACTGTTGCACCTGCAACAACTGCTAAAGAAGATGAAGACGATGCGTTAAGTTTCTTCCAGAAACTCGCAGAAGAAGATTAGGGATTGATACCCTATGATGCACGAGTTATTTCCAACTCCTGTCTTTCAAGAAAATATTGGGGTGCCAGAAGGCACCCTTTCTATTCTCGATCAACAAGAGTGGGACAGGTTTGAGACAAAAAGTATTACTAAAGAAAAAAATATATTAAACTTTCTTCCTGCTGTATATAATAAGATACAGAAACAGGTAGAGGATTGGTGTTACAATACACTATTAATCAAGACCACAACTGAATTAGAAATCGTAAGGTCTTGGGCAGCATCACATAAACCTGGAGACAGTTGTGATTGGCATTCACATAGTAACGCTGTAATGAGTGGTGTTTACTATATAATGTGTGACCCTGAGAGTGGTAGGTTGTTCTTTAATAAAGGAGCACACTATCAGAACTGTTTTGTTCCCACATTAGAACCAGATACTGTAGGGTTTGTTCCTGCAACTGCTAAACAATTTTCTATTCTACCCGAACCTGGAACTCTCTTGATGTTCCCATCACAGTTAGTTCATAGGGCAGAACGCAACCAGTCTACAAACTGGCGACTATGTATAGCATATGATGTGTTCATTCGTGGTATAATAGGTACAGAACACGGAAACGAGGTTACATTATGAAAATCCTCCCACTTATGCTAGTAGCAGCACTTGCTACACCTCAAGCAGCATCAGCACACCACCGTGAAGGTGGTCGATTAAAAAGCGGACAGTTTGAAGTAGAACCTTCGCACTGTTCATTTGATAAGTTGTTTGAAACTTGGAACTGTTGGTATCGTCCTGTCCGTAAGAGACCAAACTACGGAGACTATCACCATCATCATCATTACGGTTGGACCCCTAGGACACCTGTGTTTGTTCCTAATCAACACAATCAACACGGAGTCCCTTGTTATTTTTACAAAGACGACAACTGGTGTTTCTAAATGAAATTAATCGACGGATGCTACTCTCTCAAACTAGAATGTGCGTTGAGAGGGTTGGGATTTGTCGATGTGGGTAAGTGGAAGACTGTAGCGAGAGCAGGTATATTTTTTGTTGAACCAATAGGAATCCCAGAGGACCCTGATGCGGATCTTCTGGGATTTTTAGTGACTATTCCTTATGCTTCTTGGAAGAGACCAAGGTTAAAAGACACTGCTAAAAAAGCGTTGGAGTATTGTTTGGATTAGTACCCTCCTCCGTATCCACCACTTGACCCACTTGATCCACTAGACCCGCTACTACTAGAACTACTACTAGAAGAACTACTGCTGCTCGAAGAGGACGAGGACGAAGACGATGAACTACTTGACGAGGTAGAACTATCAGTAGATGATGTATTATTATAAGTCGTTGCGGAAGAGGCATTTGAATCTGTTGTACTTAACGTTACACCTGTTGATGTGGTTGCTGTTGATGTAGTTGATGCTGCCGATGAACCACCTGATGCTATCAATGCTGTAGATGAACCACCACCAGATGCAGAACCTGTCGATGCAGTGCTTTGTCTTGGGCGATTGTATCTAGGTAGACCAATAAATTCTTCAGCGAGAGACCCTTTAGTTTTCTTGTTACCAGTCTCATCAACCTCAGCATTAGGAAGATACCTTGCTAATCTCTTAAATTCTGCAATAAAGTCAGTCAAATATTGTGGACGTAAAAGATATATATTTCTCTTAGTATTATTTACTGCGGTTTCGTAGTCGTAGTAGGATACAGGAGTTCTAGATTGGGATTTAGTAAGGATGGTGCCATCGGGTTTCGTGTATTGGTAAGACTCCGAAACAGTAATCCCACTAGGAAGTAAGACAAGATCAAGACTAGGACTCTTATACTCGGTCGTTTCATAGTGTTTTACTCCTTCTATAGAACCATATTTGTCTTGAACATAACCATATAAATCCTCACGATTCATTGGCCAATCATCATTAACATTTATAATATTATTTACTAGAAGAATTACCCAGTCAAGACCTGCATCTTTATATACCTCGTATGCAACTTGATCTGGTCTTGTTCCATCTTGTATTTCATACTGAATAAATCCAAGCAATGAACCTTGTAGATCATCTCTAATTTTGATACGTCTAAAAATATTTACTGCGAGTTCGTATGGTTGTCCACCATCAACTCTAGTTTTATTTCTAACGTAAACTTTGGGTAGGTATTTAAAGTATGCCATTACTGTGTAAGTGATTCTCTAGTAAGGAATGCAGTCTCATCAAATGTGAGAGTCATTGTGAATGAAGCAGGACCATAATCAACAGAACTATCAAACGCATCTTTCAATGAGTTGTATGGACCATTGGGTGATAAGTTGATATTCAAATCCTTTAATACTAATTTAGTAGGGAATTGCATAATTCTTTTCAAACCTCTAGGAGAAGTACCAGTTAGTTCTATCTCACCGTCAGCATTTGGTGTGCCTTCTACACGAATGATGTCAAGTCTAAAGTAATCAGGTATCTGCAACCAACGACCAGGTGCTGATCCACTTACTATATCATTAACTATATTATCTCCTTCACTTGTTCCTGCTTGATCTCCTTGTGTTGTGAAGTCTCCTGTTTCCCCATCTTGCATTGAAGGTAACATTGCTCTACGAAGTTTATTCAGTATATTATATAACTCATTAGATTCTCTTGAACTACGTGGTTGACACTCAAAAGAAAATGAATGTGTACGATAGTTTGTACCACGAAATGTTGTCTCTTGATATGGATTAAATACTTTCTTTTTTACTAGAGCACCAATACTATTTGCATCTAAGTTAGTACCACTTGCTCCTAATGCAGTGTTTATTGTACCTACAGCAGCAGCAATTTTATCCATAACAAACTGAGGTTTTGCTGCACCTGCTGTTGTTTTAAGTGACTCTACTAAATCTGTCTCTCCTCCTGCTGCTGCTGTTGCAACTGCATCTAATGCACCGACACCACCTGCACCTAGAGTTGTTCGTTGATATTGTGTAGAGTATTGTTCCTTTAATTGTTGTGGTAAATATAGATAAATAGTTTCAGACAGAGAACCTTCAGTCTCTGAACCACCACCAAGGACGTGTCCTGTTCCGTAATTACCGCTATTACCAATGTAAGAGTATGGATTACCTGACTTTGAATTATAAATTTTTATTTGTAAGTAGTCAACAAAACTGGTCTCAAAACTATCTTGTGCAGATACGTTGAGAGAACTACCAGGAATTGATCTAGGATATACTAATGGCATTTGTTTATGACTAAAAGTTACTCAGGAAAATTCAAACCAAGTTACCCTGGAAAATATAAAGGGGATCCTACTAACATTATTTATAGAAGTTTGTGGGAAAGGAAGTTTATGGTATGGTGTGACCGTAATAGAAACGTGGAGGAGTGGGGCAGTGAAGAAATTATTATCCCGTACATCAGTCCTGTTGATGGTAGGGTTCATCGCTATTTTCCAGATTTTTACGTCAGAGCAAGGACAAAAGCAGGGAGGAAGACGAGACTTATTATCGAGGTCAAACCTCTTAAGCAGACACAGACACCTAAGAAACAACAGCGACGTACAAAGAGGTATCTGAATGAAGTAAGAACTTACGCTGTTAATGATGCAAAGTGGAAAGCAGCAAGAGATTATTGTAAAGACCGTCAAATGGTATTTATGATACTTACCGAAAAGGAACTAAAGGTATGAGTACATTCACCGACCTAAAAGCAGCACAAACTGGTGGTAGAACTAAACAGTGGTGGAGAAACAAGTTAAGAACTACTCTCAACACTTACGTTCAACCAGAGGTAGGTAGGATGGTGTTTTTTGACTATCCAAACCCAAAATATAAAGAAAAAATGTATCATTGGGATGCGTTTCCATTAGTTTACATTATGAATGAAGATGCTAATCATTTCTGGGGTGCTAACCTACATTATGTAATGCCATTGGAACGCACAGCGATGGGTGAAGCATTAGCAGCAGGTAATTCTATATCAGGTGACATTTTTGCCATTACCGTGCATAAATACTTGAGGAATAGAGTGCGTGGTGCTTTATTAGACATACCAGAATCTGATTGGGCAGATATAGGTTTGATGCCCTTAGAACAATTTTATGTAACTATTAATAATATGGACAGACCTATGCCAACGCAATTAGCACTAAAAAGATGAGAAATTTTAAAGGTTTTCAGAATTTTCTAAGTAAGGGTAACTATGGACCCTCCAAGACTAACCTATTCGAGGTTTCAATACAACCTCCTCGTTTTGTGTTGGCAAATACTGCGAATACTTTAGGACCAAGTGGACAAGTAGAATTAAGAGAATGGATGGACGCTGTAGATTATCTTGCAGATGAAGTAACAATTCCATCAAGAGCATTAATGACTGGTGCTGTAAATAACTTTGGTATTCAAAGAAAGTATGCTACGTTCCAACAGACAACTGAGATGAACATACAGTTCATAGTCCCAATAAATCAGTGGCCAAGGTATGTTTTTGATCGTTGGATTCAAATCATAAGTAGAGACTCAGAGAATAGATCAATGTTTTATGAGGATTATGTAGCAGACATACACATTGATAAGTATGAAGGAGGATCTAATGATGTGCTTAGAGGTATAAATCAAAACGGAAAGGTAATAGGACAGACAAGATTGAACAAAGTAACTGCAAGTTGGACTGCATTTAATTGTTTCCCTACTAATGTAAGTACAATGAAGTTTAATAATCAACAGACACAACTGATGAAGTTAGATGTTCAGTTCCAAGTTGAGAGAATACGTATGGAAGCAAAGATAAACACACAGGGAGATTGGACTTCAAATAATTACGTAGATGAGAAAGTAACCCTCAGTTAGGGTGCTAAATAACTACATATTGAATTGAATTTAAAACTATGCCAATGCCATTGCCGACCCTCGTGGTCCCTGAGTATGAGTGCACACTACCTTTCGGTCAGAAAGTAACATACCGTCCTTTCCTAGTTCGTGAAGAGAAATTGCTTTATATGGCAATGGAATCTCAAGATCAAAAGGAAATGATAAAGGCAGTAAAAGAGATTATTAAAAATTGTACGAGTGTTAAAAAAATAGATACACTTGCTACATTTGATATTGAATATTTGTTTCTTCGTATTCGTGCTAAGTCAGTAGGTGAAGTCAGTGAGTTTAAAGTAGTTGCTCCTGATGATAATGAAACTCAAGTTGATGTAGAAGTTAATCTTGAGGAGGTGGAAGTTATTGTTCCTCCTGATCATTCAAATAAAGTAAAGATTACTGATGATGTCACACTTGTAATGAAGTATCCATCTATTGATACATTTGTGAAGAATAATCTATCAGAAGATCCTAAACTTGATGACATTTTCCAACTTGCAGCAGATTGTGTTGACAAAATTGCCAACGGTGATGAAGTAGAAAACGCAAAAGCATACAAGAAAGGAGAACTTCTAACTTTCTTTGAAGGTATGAATAACCTACAGTTCCAAGAGGTTCAGAAATTCTTTGAGACAATGCCTAAAGTATCTCACACTATTGAAGTTTTTAATCCTAAGACTGAAAAGAAAAGTGAGATGGTTCTAGAGGGGATGGCAAGTTTTTTCGCATAGCCCTCTCACACGATACATTGATGAATATATTTGAGGTTAACTTTGCAATGATGCAATACCACAAATATAGTCTTACAGAATTAGAACAAATGATGCCTTGGGAGAGGGATGTCTATGTAAATATGCTCATACGACATCTTCGTGAAGAGGAAGCACGTCAAAAAGCAGCGAACGCACAACATCAAACACTATAAGTGGCAACGAAAGCACCATTAAAAATAAAGAAATTTCTTGCACCAACACCTAGTGGTCCTGCGGGAGATCCAGTTAAGACCTTGACCTTTAGTGTCAATAGGTTGGGATTTGCTGTGGCAGATATTGGTCAGATGTTAATTAATGATCTAACAAAACAACAGAGTACATTACTTAGTGCAGAGGCAGAGAGGCAGAGACAACTAGAAGCAGATAGAAAAAAGGAAGAGGAGTACAACAAAAATATAAATGGGCAAGAGGTAGAGAAAGGTGCTAAACAAGAAGTTAAAAAGAGTGGTAAAAAATGGGCGTGGTTAGAATCACTTTTAAAACCCCTAAAATGGTTAGCAAAGGCAGCAGCAGGGTGGTTGATATTATCTTTCTTAGAAATGCCTGGGACTAGGAATGATTTAAAAATAGGTTTGGCAGTCATTGGTGGTTGGTTTAAATCACTTTATAAAGTAACATCTGGTAGCATAGGTCTAATATTTGATGGACTTGCTGAAAATAGTCCTATAATGGGAATATTAAAAGTTATAGGTGGAATAGGTGGATTATGGATAGCAGGTAGAATATTGAGACCGTGGAAATTGATAGGTGATTTTAAAAAATTGAAGAAAATGGTAGATTTTCTTAGATTTGGTAAACAAGGATCAGGTAAGAGATTTGCAGAAGGTAGAAGGATAATACAACAGAGAAAATTAAAACAAGCATTGCGTGCTAAAAGAATGCTTCGTTTAAAACGTCTTGCCAAAGTCAAGGGTGGTAGATTTTTACAGAAAGGAAGTAAATTCCTTAAAGGGTTTGGTAAAGGTGCAGGTAGATTCCTCAAAGGTGGAGGAATGGCAGGATTAGCAGGTATATTCTCATTTGCAAATAGATTGTCATCAGGTAAGTCTTTACAAAATGCTATCGGTGGTGGTGCAGGTGCTGCTATTGGTGGTATTGCTATGGGTGCATTACTTACACCTGTGCTTGGTCCATTCGGTCCGATTGTTGGTCAGTTAATAGGATCGTTCTTAGGAGACAAGATAGGTGCATTCTTAGGTGATGCCTTCACACCAATGTTCAAACCTATGAAGAGAGCATTTGGTATGTACTTTGACATCTTCAAGGCATTTTACAAACCAATATCAGACGCATTTGT